CATCCCCTCTCAGCTAACTGCTCACTTGGCTCTAGTTACAGTTCTAGACTCTCTTCAAGTCCCTCAAAAAAGAACTGCGTTAGCGTATCAGGTAGGACGGGGCTTAATTGATGAGATGCATTTTCGCAAGCTTAAAAAAACTTATCCTATTTGGTGGCAATCACTTCACTCTAAGGTTCTTCGCCGTTCTTCATACAGATTCCGTAGAAATCTAGCTGTTCGTGCTGCCAATCAGGACTTGGGCGCAGACTGGAGGGAGCCAGTTGGGAGAGATCGACAGATTCAACTTGGGATCATCATGCTGGAGCTGATCCGCACCTCCACTGGTTTGATCCAGTATGAAAAACGCGCCTTCGGTAGAGCCAAAACCATCTACTATGTTGGCCCCACTATTGAGACCCTCCGTTGGATCGACCGATTTCACAAAAAAGTGTCCATGTGCTCTCCGTATTACCTCCCAGTGACCGAGAGACCACCTGATTGGATATCAGCTACCGAGGGGGGCTATGAGTTGCCAGAGGAAATCGATTGGCACTTCGTGAAGCAGACAAACAGCGGAAGGAGACAATCAAGAGAGAACTATTCAACACAATCCCTTTCACTAGCATTCAGGGCAGCTAACAGACTCCAGCAGGTTCCCCTACAGGTAACCAGTAGGTGTCTGTCGGTTCTCTCCGAACTTTTTAAGGAGGGGAAGGATGACAGATTAACTGACGGACGAACGAACAGAGGAACTGTCGGTTGGGAACCTAATGATACTGCTGGTTATCGACGGTGTCAAGCCTTGTTTTATGCACGTCAGCGGAAAGCTATCCCCAAGCTCCTGATGAGGTCATCTCTCCTTCACAGGGCTAGGAGTTGTGGGGATTCCAAGGTGTACTTCCCGGTGCAGGCAGACTTCAGGGGGAGACTGTATTATGTACCCAAAGTGTTCAACCCACAGGGGCCAGATGAGGCCAAGGGACTTCTGGAATTCAGTGAGGCCCGGAGGGTGGCTGGCAGTGAGCATTGGTTCCTGATCGGAGGGGCCAATCGGTATGGCATCAAGGGCACTTTTGAGGAACGCGAGGAGTGGGCAGTCAAACATGAGAAGTACATTCGAGCTGTAGCCAACGACCCGCTTTCAAATAAATCTTTCTGGAGGGACAGTGAATGTCCCACCGAGTTCTTACAATGGTGCTTTGAATTTAATGAATGGATGTCTAACCGGATCGGTTTCCAGTCTCGCCTGCCAGTCAAACTGGATCATAGCGCGAGTGGCCTCCAGATCATTGCACTACTCAAAGGCGACAAGGAGTTACAGCGATTGACCAATCTTACTGACAGTAAGGAGCCGGTGGATTTGTACTCTCTCCTCCTCCTAAGTATACGGGAGAAGATCATTGCATCCTGTCGCCCTGAATCGCTGAGATGGCTGGCACTTGGGTTGAATCGGAAGGTGATTAAACAACTCACAATTATGTATATGTACGGAGGGACTCCGCATGGGATGCAGCAGTCGATTGTCTCTTGGTATGTCTCCCTCGACGGTGATCCATTTGGTAAGACAATTTATAATGAGATTGCCAATCTGCTTAACATTTATCACGAGGCACTAGATGACCTGTCGGACTCTCCTCGGATGTTCATGAAGGATTGCCGGGAATTACAAAAACCCGATGAGATACTATCATGGGTATCGCCGTCCGGGTTCCCGGTGTCAAATGTCTATCGGCAAACCCAGTCCACGCGACACCGCTCGACAATCAACGGCGAGCGCGTTTCCTTCCACATAACGAAGGACACCAATAAGCTGGCCTTGGGCCGTGCTCGAAATGCAGTGGCAGCCAATCTCGTGCATTCGTATGATGCTGCCATCCTACACCAAGTTGTGGCCGAATTTGAGCAACCGCTGGTTTCCCTCCATGATTGTTACGGCGTCCACCCCTCTAATTGCGATGCATTACGGGAATGCGTACAAACCACAATATGTAGAACTTTTAGGGTTGACACCCACAACATATGGTATTACTTTCTGAGCTGACGAGCGAAACGGCTTCGACCAACTTGGGCCTCAAGCTCGTCTTTTAACTGAGAAATAAAAAAGAGATGAGTAAATCAACTGACGCACTGCGTCCAACTACCGTACCGTTTACTACCGATAAGGTTACAGCGGTTTTCACCCACCTAGACAAACCTGACACCAAATTCTGTGATCGGGGTTGGTATAAAATCGTCTTCCGAGTGACACTCGATGAGGGCAAAAAGCTACAGAGCAAGCTCAAGGCGGTTTTGACCGACTGGACGCGTGATCTGAAGAAGGCTGGCATCGAGCAAGCAAAAACACTCAACCCTGTCGGCGGCAAACTCAAGGTCGACGATGACGGGACTGAGTGCTACTGGTTTGAAGCCAAAATGCGGCCATCGTTCAAGAGCCGTAAATCGGGCGATACGATAGAGCAGCGGCCTCAAGTGCTGGATGCTCAACTCAAGCCCATGAATGAGCTTGTGGGGAGCGGCTCGACTGTGAAGGTATCCTTCCGGGCGACCGCCTATAACACGCCGCAGGCGACTGGGATTACGCTACGCCTGAATGCGGTTCAGGTACTCGAATTGGTTCGCGTTGGGGAGCAGAATGACACCGGCTTCGGTGTTGAAGAGGGCTTCGCAACCGAACCATCCGAAGCCTCGGAGAAGACCAACTCCGTTGCTACCACACTGGAGGCCGAACCGGCTTCAGCTACGAACTTCTGATCTGGTAGTCACAGGGGTAGCTGACGCTGAGTGATGGCTGAACAGCCGCCATATCGGAGTGCGCTCGAAAGAGGGATGGGAGACCTCTTGTCTTCCATTGGAATCTCATTCCTCTTCGAGCATACCCGAATTCCATACCACAAGGCGCACCACTACCTCCCCGACTTCTATATAGAATCGAAGGATTTCTATATCGAAACGAAAGGGAGGTTTCTACCTAGTGACCGAAAGAAGCATCTGCTGATCCGCGAACAACATCCGGAGATCGACATCCGCTTTGTCTTCCAGAATCCATGTCTGACGCTCTCCAAGCGATCGCGCACAACGTATGGCGACTGGGCTACGCGTCATGGATTCCTGTGGAGCGGGAAGAAGGTTCCAGAATCATGGTTCTCCTGAGACCACGAACGGCGACACACGCTCACCTGACTACACCGGGGGGTAAGTGTGCCTTAGTGACCATCGCAGACCTCGACACTCTGTCAGGGTCTGAAGGTAAATTGAAGTGGTTACGGATTACACGCCGTGACCGAGAAGTATTAGGAACTGTCCAATTTGATGGACAAATAGACGAAGTATCAAGTGACTACCACAAACGAAAACGAAAAAACAAGTGAGCTTGTTAGGCATGGCCCCTGCCCTGACTGTAATAGCTCGGACGCTGTAGGGGTTTATGACGATGGACATGGGTTTTGCTTCTCATGCAACTCATTCCACCGCGACTATGACTCGGAGGGCAGTACGCCCCGACCGGCGGCAGTTCAACACACGAGCAGTCCCTCCCTGAGTAATGTCTCCTATGCCGCGCTACCCAAACGGGGTCTCTCGGAGGAGACGTGCCGGTTTTGGAACTATGAAGTAGGCGAGTATATCGGACGCCCTGTCCAGATAGCTAACTACGTGAGCAACGGCGAACGCCTGAGCAAAATCAGGTTTGCTGATAAGGACTTCATGCAACTGGGTAAAGGTAAGCTACCTCTCTATGGCAAGTGGCTATGGGAGCGTACCTCCGGGGGCAAGATGTGTGTTGTGACCGAGGGAGAGATTGACGCCATGACGGTCAGTCAGCTTCAGGAAAACCGCTGGCCGGTAGTCAGCGTTCCCAATGGTGCAGCCGGGGCTGTGAAGGCGTTCAAGGATAACCTTGAGTGGTTGGAGAAGTACGAGGCGGTCATCATCATGTTCGACAATGATAAAGTCGGCAAGGAGGCCGCTGACAAATGCTCTCAGCTACTCTCAGTAGGGAAGGCAAAGGTCGCTTCATTACCACTGAAAGACGCCAACGAGATGATGGTCGCCGGGAGGTCGAGCGAACTGATTTCCGCGATCTGGAATGCTAAGTCGTGGAGACCTGACGGGATCGTCAGTGGCGAGGACTTGTGGGAGGTCATCAATGCCAAGAAGGCCAACATTGCACACGGCTACCCGTGGGATGGTCTAAACGCACTGACTCACGGCCTACGTGAGGGGGAGATAACGACGCTGTGTGCTGGTTCTGGCATTGGGAAGAGTCAGGTCTGTAAAGAAATGGCGTACCACCTGATCACTGAGGGCCAGACTATAGGCTACATTGCCTTGGAGGAGTCTACTCAGCGCACCGCATTGGGCCTCATGGGCCTTCATCTGAACAAACCCATTCACCTCACTCCAGACGAGGTTCCTGAAGCGGCACGGCGAGCGGCTTTCGACGAAACCATTGGATCAGGTCGCTACTTCACCTACGACCATTGGGGGTCACTAGGCGAAGCTAACCTGTTATCAAAGATCAGATATTTAGTAACGTCAGTTGGTTGCCGAATTATTTTTCTAGATCACATAAGTATCGTCGTTTCCGGAATGGAGGGTGGGGATGAACGCAGGATGATCGATAACACGATGACCAAGCTCCGGAGTCTCGTCGAGGAACTAGGATGCGGGTTGGTTTTGGTGTCCCACTTGAAACGACCAGAGGGTCGCGGCCATGAGGAGGGTGCTAGAACCACACTCGCTCAACTGCGCGGCTCCGCTGCCATTGCCCAACTGTCCGATATGGTCTTTGGCCTTGAGCGTGACCAGCAGGATGTCGAGCGAGCTAATGTCACGTGCCTGCGTGTGCTGAAAAATCGCTGGAGCGGTCAGAATGGTGTCGCCTGCTACCTCGACTACTCCGAGGACACCGGGAGGATGACTGAAACCGAAGAACCGGAGGAGACCGATGACCAGAACGATTTTTGATATAGAAACGAACGGCCTCCTCCCCCATTGCACAGAGCTATGGTGTCTGGTCTGTCGAGACGTCGATACAGGTGCAACTCATTCCTATGGCCCCGGACGGTTGGCCGAAGGTGTCCGACACTTACTATCATCTGATGAGTTGATCGGACATAATATCAGCGCGTTCTATATCCCTGCTCTCATCCATCTTGGGTTCGCCACAACCGAGAAGCTCCCGAAACTGACTGACACCCTTGTGTTGAGTCGCCTGCTTCATACTATCATAGGCGACAGGGATCGTGAGCGACTCGTTAAAAATGAGAACTATATACCTCGTAAGCTACAGGGCAGTCACTCGCTGAGAGCTTGGGGCTATAGGTTGGGTGAGCTGAAGGGCGACTATGGTGAGGAGCTAGGCTTTGAAGAGTACTCTCCTGATATGCTGGCGTACTGTGAGCAAGATGTGCTCGTGAGTCACCGCCTGTACGACTCATTAATTGCGGAGGGCTGGGATCAGCAGTGCATCGACCTTGAGCACGAGTTCGCCCAAGTCATTGAGCAGATGGAAAAGCATGGGTTTGCCTTTGATCTCCAGAAGGCACACGAATTATATATCACGCTGTCCACACGTAAGTTGGCACTGCTGGACTCCCTGAAGGTAATGTTTCCCGATGACAAGGTTCCGATGAAAAGTTATCTGTGGCGTAGTCCTTGTGGTGCATTATTTCCGACAAAAAAATTAGCCAAAGCAGCAGGCTACAAAGACAAGGAGATTAGCAAAGGGCCACTCAAGTTGAAGCTGGTTCCATTCAATCCTGCCAGCCGCGACCACATAGGCGACCGGCTACAGAGACTGGGCTGGGTTCCCTCCATTTTCACGAGCGAGGGGAAGCCAAAGGTTGATGAGTCCATCCTTCTGAAGATACGGCTCAAGGAAAAACAGGAGGCTGTAGAGCTACTCAACGAGTTCCTCATGATTGGAAAACGCATGGGCCAGTTGGCCGAGGGCCAGCAAGCATGGCTCAAGTTGGAAGTGAAGGGTCGCATACATGGCAGGGTTCAGACCAACGGGACAGTGACCGGACGGTGCAGCCATAGTACTCCCAACGTGGCCCAAGTGCCGCGTGTCGGTAACCCATTTGGGCTGGAGTGCAGGAGCCTGTTCAAGGCATCAGAGGGTAAGGTTCTGATCGGCTGCGATGCCTCCGGACTGGAGCTACGCTGTCTCGCTCACTATATGCACCCCTACGACGATGGTGACTATGCTCGTAAAGTTTTGAAAGAAGATATTCATACCGTTAACCAGAAGGCTGCTGGTCTGCCTACGAGGGATGCGGCGAAAACATTTATATATGCATTTTTGTACGGCGCAGGAGACGCCAAGATCGGGCGGGACATACTAGGCAAGGGGCCAAGGGCAGGGAAACAAATCAAACAGAAGTTTCTCAAATCCCTACCAGCATTAGCACAATTAAAGAATTGTATAACCAATAAATTAGCCTCAAATAATTATCTTCGAGGACTAGATGGGCGGCTCGTATATATAAGGAGCGAACACGCGGGGCTAAATTTTCTTCTTCAGTCAGCGGGAGCCATCGCCATGAAGCAGGCTACCGTGAACCTGTATAGAGACCTGACCAAGGAGGGGTTAGTGCATGGAGTCGACTGGGCTTTGGTCGCCCACGTTCACGATGAGTTTCAAGTGGAGACGAGTCCTGACCATGTGCCGTTAATCAAGGAGCGAGCTATAAATGCAATACGATCCGCAGGAGAA